GGGAAAATCTTCATGCGCTACTCTGTTCATAGTAACTTGTGCTACAGCTACTTTTCCTTCAAAAGGCTCGCCTCTTGCTTCTCTGTAGATGTTTAAAGCCATACAGGCTAGCTCTTCTTCTATATGTCCTGCGGTAGGATGATCATATTCAGATAAAGTGCTTACTTGGGTCTTATATTCGTTTATTTTGAAATTGCTAATACTAGCCACAAATATACAAGCTAGGATAATACCCAATACGCTTGACAGTATTCTTAATACATTTTCCATGTTAATCTCCATGTTATAAGTTAATAACTTATGTTAGTACATTTATAAAGTATCATTAATACTTATCAAAATCAACAAAAACGGACTATTAATTTACCCAACAGTCACAATTGCATTCTATTACTTTATCAATTGCTTCTTGGATAGTTGGACTAGCTGGCAACAATGTGCTACTTGTATACTGGGTGTCTAATTGCGGAGGAATGGCTGGGTTAACTTGTATAGGAACTGCAATTATATATGGTTCAGTAAGAGGTGTTTCTATTTCGGGTCCTACAGGTATTAACGTACTTACTACGGGATTTGGTTGATTTTCTATTATAGGAATAATATCGCCGGCAGCAACTTCGTTAGTTTGATTAAATTGTCCATTAGAAAATATCCCATTTGGAATAGGATTTATTGTTTCGTTAGTGATCGGATCTTTATTAGTTGCCCATGCAGGCAATGTATAACTATCTATTGAAGGATCAGGTAGTAGTCCATTAGTAGTTAATTGTTTTACTTGTGCATCACTTAATGAATCAGGTATATTATTATCTAAAGGTATTCCCGTCTCTAACAATCTAGTTTTGTTTCTACTCTCTCGCATAAAAGCTACTATACTCTGACCACTTACATTACTTAAATTAGATATAGCTTCTAGTGTTTGAGCAGACATATGAGGTTTAGTATCTTGAGCTAAGTTGGGCAATGAATCAGTAAAAGTATATTGTGTAGTGGGATATAAATTCAAGAAATAATCTTTACGAACCACACTAGCAGAATCTGGAGACACAATTGCTACCGGAGGAAAAGCCGCACATCTAGTGCGCTGTTCTCGTTTTAGTTGTGATCCGCATATATTCCAATAAGTGTTTAGTATCGTACTTAGAGTTGGATTATTATTTCTAATGACTGTAATTTCCGCGTTTGCTTGATCAATATAACTTTGTACAACAGTATTCATAGGAGCAGGCCAACCTACTGTTCCTGCTGATGTGTTAGTTCCAGAAACCGTTGTAGGAGGACATTGTATTTCAATAGTAGGAATCGTTAACGAAGGAGAGCCTGCCGATGTTAATGTTACTGAGGTAACACGACCAAATGTTCCTGTACCATTAGAACCTGCATCACTATCGTTAGTACCAATAGTACATACAGCGGTTGCTCCTCCTGAAATAGTTATAGTAGGAGCAGGTGCACTACCTCTTCCGTAGCCGCCGCCTCTGCCTGAATCAGGAAGAGTGACCCCAGTAACCGTATAATAATTTGTGAATATGCCAGGCGGATCCTCAACTACTGATGTAGAATACTGAACAGTTACTGTTGCGGCTTCCCAAGTAATAGCTAAAAAGTTTTCTCTGTATATGTTAGCCAGAGTTTGTGTTTGTAACTGATTTATTCTTTCATAAATTAATTGCCAAGGATACGGTAAACCAGACATACATCCAAATAAATCAGACATAGTATATGTACCATATAATCCACTTCCTAAGGCAGTATAACTTAACCCAGTATTTGCAAGTGTTTCATCAACTGGTATATCAGTACCGTTGGTTAAAGGCAATCCTGCAGTAGTTTCCATTGACCTTACTACTTGCGCAAAAGCTACTATGTCACAGTATTTGATATTTCTTACTTGTTGTAAGGAATATGAAAATGCTCCGGCTGCTACTGCTTCTGCAAAAGGAATAATGTTGTAAAGATACGAACCAAATCCTACAGGTATTTCACTATAATTAGTACCATCCGTTACTGTGTCAGTTATCGGGGGTTCTCCTGACAAAGTTTGTGTGCCGATTATACTAGTTATAGCAGGAGATGTTAACTGAGGATTCAATCCGTTATTTGTAAAAATTAAATAATAAGTTTTACTATTAGTGGGTCCGGGACTAATATTATACACGGGAACCGTAAGAGTTTGATAGCTGTTAGGAAATAACTTTCTAACACTCAACAAATCAGCTAAGTTATCTATGTTACTTGTTTTACATTTTAGCACCGCTAAAATATTTCTTAAGCTTTCACCCGTTACTACTAAAAACGCACCGTATATTCTTTGTTGTGATTTTTTACTAACATAGTCTACCTTGCCATTTAATATAGAACTTATCTCGGTGTTTGTTAATCCTGAAGATAATAGTGCTAATGTAACGTCATCTGTAATAGCATTATTTTTGTATAAATTGCGTAACATATCCGACGGTAAACCAAATGAATCTATAGTGCTTAAATTTATTGCGTTACCTAAAGTTATTAAATCATTACCAAAGTCTTTAGTAGCTAAACTTATTCCTGCAACATCCGCAGTAATAAGATCACTCATATTGCTATACACTCCTTCTAAAAAGGTTTTGGAGTTATACATAGCAAATATGTTTTGATTAGAAGTACTGATAAAAGATTCTGCTGTTAAAAAGGATGATAAGAATTCTTTGTATTCTGGATTCGCTTGATTTACTTGATTACCATTCCAATTAAACTCATACCAAGCTTGTAATGCGTGTAATCTTGTGTAGCCCCACTGTGTTATAGAAGTATTAGGATTAGTACCGATTACTCCAGTATAAGGATACCAAGTTGCTTCTTGACCTTGATCTGTATTACTAGTCAAAGCATAACCGGTATTTGCGGGCCCAGGTAAAGAAGGTATTACTCCTTTTTGCGCCCCATAATTTTCTGCAAGAGTAGTCCATACGTTTGAAGGATCAGATACATCATAAGTAGGCGGTTTTGCATTTCCCAATGCCGGTATAGACGTAGATCCTATATTGATAAGATTATCGTATGTATCTGTACTATTAGTTCTAGTTAGTAAGTTTCTAAGATAACCGTCATTAATGCCAAGAGTTTGTAATCGTAAAACTGTGTCTTGTACTATGCTACCAAAAGTATACGAACTATTTGTTTTGCTACTTCCCATGTAGCTAGTAGCCACAGGGTTTATCGTGAAACCTTGATTGTTAAGTATAGAACCTTGTACGTTTACGCCTAAGGGACTTTGCTTTCCTGAATTACTCATGGTATGAAAATATCCGGACTACCTTCTACTATTTTATGACCGCAAGTGTTTCCTGATCCTACTCGCAATACAGGTTTTCCTTCGCAAAACACAGTAGGACTACCTTCAGTAGTTCTTGCTGCTCTATGCGGAGGATGCGGTTTTCCAAACGGAGCATGTGGGGTAATATCACTAACGTGAAGACCTACAGCGATCCCGTTAGCAAATACAGTGCTTGCACCTTTTACTATCTTACCGCCCGCAGTATTTTTATCGCCCTTTCTGCTCAGTTTTTTTGACATGTTTTATCCTAAAATAATTTTCTTTGCGGGTACCTTAATACCAGACACTGCTTCAGTGTATTTTGTTTTAATATTATATTCTGTTTCGCAAATAACTGCAATACTATTCTTATTTAGTGTAAATTCTCCGTCGGGTTTTGCAGTAAATAAACTGGGAACTAGTCCCATACCTTGTGGCCCGGGCGCCACTGAAACTGGTTCGGTAATAATTAAATAAGTATCGGTTACTTCTTTGACTCTAGTGATTAATTCTTCACCTGAGTTTAATTTAATAGATACTACTTCGTTAATCTTAATGTTCATATTTTTCCTTAGTTGTTAAGTTTTTGTCTTAGTTCTTGATAGCCGCCCACATATTGTTCATCTAAGAAAATTTGCGGCACTGTTCTAGCTGTTGGCACGGCTTCTAACAATTGTTCTTTTGTCCAATCTTTGCCAATCTTGCGTTCTTCAAATTCAATTCCTTTCGTTGTTAGTAACTGTTTTGCTTGTTCGCAGTAACTACACATATCTTTTGACCATACTGTTGCTTTCATCTTCTTTTAATCCTTTTACTATTCATATTATCATATTCTTCAACAGTTACCTTAGGAGTCACCCAAGACATTGGATCGGTTAAGCGACTATTTTCTTTGCCAGACTCTGGTAATCTAATAGCACAAGGACTGTCAATCTTTACACTACGCTCGTGACATCTCTTACTCCAATCAGCAAATAAATCACTTAACCAATCATACATTCTAACTCGCAAACATCTGTTCTTTTCCTCAACATTATTAAGCTTTCGCATAATCATGCTTATATCTTCTACTCTTTTTTCCTTTTCTTCTTTTTCCCATTTGTGTATCAACGTATCAATCTCTGTCATAAATTCAGACATAGCTTCAGCATACGTTTTATTACTGTGAGGATCTGTATTTAAAGCGTCTATTTTTTTACAATACAGATCATACCTTTCTTTATCTAGTTTGGCTGTAAGTTCAACAGACTCTGGTGTAGGAATGAATGATTTATTGTATTCTGGATGATTTTCCACTGATTCCGATCCATGTTCTTTTTTCCATTCTTCAAATGTTAGTTTATTCATTTTATTTCTCCATTATAAATTAGGTAGTTCATCGTAGTTAATATCAGACGACATTACTCCAATAACGTAGTTAGTTGATTCATTTTCTTGCAGTGCCGTTTGCTTGTTGCTAGTAGATGAATGCTTATTAAACCACGGAATAGGAGTAGACTTGGGAGCATTACCTTGATACTTGATACCAACTTCTTTTAATGCAATAAGTGCTGTGTAATCTACAAAGTCTTTTAAAATGTTAGCATTCAAACCAATAACAGGACCTTTCTTGAACAAATAGTCAGCCCATGCTTTTTCTTCTCTAATTACATCCATATAAAGAGCATAAACTTCTTGTTCGCATTCTTGTTTAGCTTGAGCAAATCTTGGATCTTCTTTTACTACTTGATTAATGATATAAGCAGTCCAATCTTTGTGTAAGATTTCATCTTGTAAGATCAAGCTAATAATGTTTCCATTACCAATAAAAATCTTGTTCTCAACCATTGCTAATGAAGTAGCAAAAGATACCATGAATCTAAATGCTTCAAGTGCGTAAGAGGCGTTTAGTGCCATCCAAATAGCTTTGATATGTTCTTTTTCATCTATCTTATGACCTAACTCTTTTTTACAGTTAAGCACATGTAGCTTGTCATAATATTGACCCACGCTTGACGCCATGTCAATAATTTCTTGCGTGTCATGAATAGTGTTAAAAACGTCTTTTGGTACATTGTAAATATTACGAATGATATGACTATAACTTCTGCTATGAATATTTGTCTCAAAAAAAGTCCAATTGTAAACTAATGCTTCTAGCTCAGGCAAAGAAATAACAGGAGTAAAGATTTGACTGGGCCCTCTGCCTTGTAAACTATCAAGTGCAGTTTGTCTTAAAACATTGCTAGTAAAAATATGTTTGACCGCGTCACTAGCATCTTTGAAATCTTGTGCGTCTTTTGTTAGTGAAACTTCTTCAGGGATCCAAAAGAAGCCTCTAGCAGTTTCTTCTAGCTTGGCAATTTTGGGATACTTAAATTCTTCAAATCTTTGAATGGTTACCGGACCTGCAGGATCTAAAAACATTTTTCTGTTTAAATAATCTGTTTTTGTTTCTAAGTTATATTGTTGTTTTGACATTTATTAATCCTTGTTTGGTAATATATATTTTCTTTGTGATTTTACTAAATCTAAAACAATAAACGGTATTAGTGGTACGTAGTATGAATCCTAAATGATCACTTGATAATGGATAGAAATTGAATCCATACTGTATTGTTTGACCTTCGTCTCTAATGTGCATCACAGTTTCATAATTCCCCAAAATGTTGTTTAAGTGCGTCAAGTTTGTCTTGATATTCTACTAATTGT